CCACATTGGGCTCGCGTGCGCATTGGTGCTATGGTATGATGATTGCGCCGGCCACGTTGGCATGAAGCTTGCTTGGCCTGCGTGCCTCACTAGCAAGATGCGTGCCATGCCACGTTGGCATGATACTTGCTAGCCATGCAAGATCCGTGCCAGACTGGCCGGCATACTGTACTGGGTAGGGTATCGCGCCGAGTGAGTACTATACCCAGTAGGGTATGCAGGGTACCCCTACCAGTATGGGTATGCTGTCCAAGCTGGCACGGTACTTGCTAGGGGGCGTTGTTTTTTAGCGACACCCCAATTAGGGTCCCATCGGACTAGCCGGGCGGGGGGCCCCATGAGCAAGCAAGTTTTTTCACAAATTCACATATATTTGTACAAAAACGCATATTTGTTTATTTTTATGTACAAAAACGATCTTTTTTTTTCTACGTATACCCCCGGGGGTATATAGACCCTGTTGCTAGTAGGGTTTCTGTGTCGCGCCGTCAAAATTACAATTTAAAAATGAGTACTTTAGTTTAGTTTTGTGTAGGGTTTGCAGGGTTTGCAGGGTATATATAGTTTTTTTTTTTTTTTTTTTTTTTTTTTTTTATTAAATAATTAAATAAATAATATACCCTGCAAACCCTGCAAACCCTACACAAAAGTGGCCTTTTAGGCCAATATACCCCCCACCACTGGAACAGGGGCGCCAGACCCCGTTCTCGTGGGTAATTAGGGTTAGACATGGGAATCGATGCACGAACTCCCATCCCTACCACTGCCGGATGGCAGTTAGCACGGTTTATCAGCCCGGGGGATGAGGTTTTTGATTACACGGGCCTGCCAGTCAAAGTTGTTTCTGTTCAGGAGTACACGCCGGTGGTGTGTCATAAGATCTGGACCAAGGACGGCTTGACGTTGGTAGTGGATAGCCGCACCGGCATTCCTGTGTACGACAAGGATATTTTCTTCACACTAGCCAAGTGGGGACGTAAGCGCCCAAACCGCGAAGAGTACATCCTGCCTATCTACGCGCCACAGAACCTATCCAACATTGAGACTGGGTGGTGTAGGATGCCAACGTGCTACCCAATCAAGCCAACAGCCAAGCCGCTACCTATTCACCCCTACGACTTAGGGATGTGGATAGGTGACCCGCACAGGGACAAGCGCACCCTCATCACATCCAAGCTGATCGAGAGTTACGGCAAAATACCAGACCACATTCCAGAAGAGTACCTGTTCTCGTCGTTTGAACAGCGTTTGGCCATACTCCGGGGGGTATGTGCCTCAAGGCCAAAGTGCCACAGCCAAGTCTCGGCCAAGTTCAGGTTCAACGTTAAGAGTTTCCGGCTTTTCAGGTCAATTCACAATTTGACGGAAAGCTTGGGAATCAGGACAGAGATCGTACAGCACCACCACCAGTTCCACATGGTATTCAGGACGAACCTGATGCTGGTCGAAAACCAAAAGCCTGTGCGCCGGCCTCAGTACGAGGAGATGCGCAGGATTACCCACGTTACCAACGTGGATATTCGGCCCTGTGTGCACATCAAGACCGAAGACCCCAACAACACATTCCTAGTGAGTGAAGGATACCTGACAGTATGCCTATGAACGACGCGCAACAAAAACTGCTCAAGGCTTTTGCCGAACAGAACAAGGGCTGGCCCAAGGAGCAACTGGATCTGGCCCTGTGGCGGGTGAGGTGGGAGCTAACGGCCCTACCACACCAAAGGGAGCCAGAGGATGGGGAGTACGACACGTTCTTGCTCCTAGCCGGCCGGGGCTCGGGCAAGACGCACACAGCGTCCAACTGGCTAGGACTGAGGGCGGCGATCTACGACAAGACGCGCTGGTTGGTGACAGCGCCAACATCAAACGACATCAGGGCGACGTGCTTTGAGGGTGACTCGGGGCTACTGAACATCATCCCCACGTCACTGATCAAGGACTACAACAAGTCGCTGTTTGAGTTGACGCTGAAGAATGGAAGCATGATCCGCGGCATCCCGGCGTCTGAGCCAGAGCGCTTCCGGGGTACGCAGTGGCACGGCATGTGGGCGGACGAGCTGTGCGCGTTCGAGTACATTGACGACGCGTACGACCAGATACAGTTCACGTTGCGACTGACAGACCCGCGCATAGCCCGGGTGCAGTCGATCATCACCACCACGCCCAAACCGTTGGAGCTGATCACGGACCTGAACGAGGGCAAGGTCGGCGGCGACGTGTACGTGTCGCGCGCGTCGAGTTATGACAACAGGGCGAACCTCTCAAGTACGTTTTTTAAGCAATTGGAAGCATATGAGGGCACGGACTTAGGCAAGCAGGAGATCTATGGCGAGATCTTGGACCCTGAGAACGCGGGTATTGTCAAGCGCAAGTGGTTCAAGAACTGGCCAGCTCACATGCCAACCCCGACCTTGGAGTACGTGCTGGTGTCATACGACCCAGCCACCAGCGAAAAGACACACAACGACCCGACAGCGTGTGTTGCGCTCGGTGTGTTCGACAGGGAGGACCACGGCACGTGTTGCATTTTGCTGGACGCATGGGACGAGCACCTGTCGTATCCGGAGTTACGGCGCAAGATCAAGGACGATTTTAAGGAAGTGGTGTATGGATCGGACAACACGTTCGCAAAGGGCAAGAAAACGGACCTGATTTTGATGGAAGATAAGTCGGCAGGTATCTCACTCATTCAAGAATTGCAGGCTGGACACCTGCCGGTGCGGTCATACAACCCCGGAAAAGCGGACAAGGTGCAGAGGATGAACATTGTGGCCCCGCTAATTGCCAAGGGCAAGGTGTTTATCCCCGAGGACCCTGAAAATCCGGGCGAGATAGCCCCGTGGGCCAAACGTTTCATCAGGCAGGTGTGTTCTTTTCCGGAAGCAAAGGGGCACGACGACTACGTTGACGCACTGTCACAGGCCTTGAGGGTCTTGCGCGACGCAGGATGGCTCCAGTTGGACCCACTGCCGCCGAGAAATTATGAATATTCAGACGATATTGCGCGAAACAGGGCATACAACCCCTACGCCGCGTAATTTTCGGGCGTAAACACCCTCATTTGTGGGTGATTCGTTATAGAAGGTCCCAATAATTTCAAAAACATGATCAATCCAATCAAAACCCCCACACAGATGATGTACGAACAGGCTAACCTGCCGCATTACGGTAAGGGTGGCGACGTTGTTGGTCAGTTTGCAAGCCGAATCCAAGACGCGATTCGTAAATACACGAAGGCGGTGGGTAAACCCCCGTCACCAGAAGAGGTCAAGGCACTGGAAGACCACATTCGGTCTTTGTCGGCCCCTTCAGCCAAGCCGGCCGAGACAATGGCCCGCATGAAACAGCAAACACCGTTTGCAGACCAGTTTGTGGACGCATCAGGCCGTCCTTACCCTGCGGCAACAAGCCCCGCAGGCCAAACAATCACGCCAGAGCGTGCCAAGGGTGTGACAACACGCGAAACCATTGGCCCATTCCAAGGTGTACCAAGTCAGTTTGACATGTCACCCGTCAACATGAAGGCGCGCAACTACCCCAAGGGTCAGTTTCAGAATGCGTTCCCTGAAGACGAGTTTATGTCGATGGCCAACACAGGCCGCACTGGTAACCGCACATGGAACAAGTCATTCACCCCCTCAACAGAAGAGTTGGCAACGCGCCAGCAATTGGGTGAAGAGGCCTTGGACGTAACAGACGACGCAATGAGTGGCCTTGGTGCCCTGCGTGCGACTGAGGGCGACATTCCGCAGATGACCAGCGCGAGTGCGCCGTTTGCCGAACGTGCCGCGCAACTAGAAGGTCCCGGACTGGACAAACTGACAGACGAGATGCTGTTGGGTAAGCACGGTGCGTTGGTGGACAAGGTGGTTGCGGACTTCCGTGCCCGCGGCATCGACCCAGACCAAGAAGACATTGTCAACGCGATCAACGCGATGATCAATCCTATGCGCCACAACTACACTGGCACAAACCCAATCGCTCAACGCCCATCACAACCCGGTGGCGGCGGCCGCCCCTCTGCGGAAATGCAGTCGTGGCGCGACGAGGCCCGTGCCTCCGGTCTGCCTGAGTCGGTGGTGACTAAGCACCCGTCTGATTGGTTCCCTAAGAACCAGCGTGACTACTTGCTGGACACTGAACCGGCACAGCGTGCACCGTTCGCCAAGGACTGGGAGATGGAGGAGCTGATGGACAAGCGCCGCCGTGCCGTTCAAGGCAAGGCAGAGGGTGGCATGATGCACTCTCCCCGCGACATGCAGGCCGAGATGATGGTCCGCGGCTACAACAGCGGCGGATACACACAGACCCCCACACTGGAAGAGTTGACAGCGTACATCCGTAGCGGCGGCACCGGGTACGAAAACTCGGTTGACGAAGTTCTGATGCGTTCCATGGAAAATGCAGAAGCGAGAAAAGAACCAAAAATGTCTAAGTATGATCCAACACCTCGTGAGCGTATTTCCTCATTGGGTAGCGACATGCTTGAAAAAGTAGGCATTCGTCGCCCTATTGCACGACGTGCGGCAGACACAATCGTTGGTGGCCCATCAAGCAACATTCCCGGAGGCTGGGGCGCAATGGACGTTGCCGCTTTTGCCAGCCCTCCTATTGCCATGATGCAAGCACCTATGTTTGCCGCTGAAGCAGGACAAAATTTTAGACAAGGCAAATACGGAGACGCGGCAATGAGTTCGTTAGGTGCACTACCGTTAGTAGGCCCTATCCGTAAAGCATACAAAGGCTTTAACCAATAATGCAACCAATCATTCCACTCCAGCAGGGCGGTAACCTGTCCGCGTTGTCTTACGCAGAAGACGAGACGACAAAAGAAGTAGACACGGAAAAGGAAGTCCAAGATCTGGCCGAGGCGCTGGATCTGGACATTGACGACGTAGAGTCTGAGATCATTGAGATGGAGGATGGCTCCGTTGTGGTCAACATGATGGAGACAGAAAAGCCGTCAGAGAACCCAGAGTTCTACGCCAACTTGGCTGAAGAGTTGGACGACGGCACGCTGGACACACTTGCGTTTGAGTACCTTGACTTAATTGAAGTGGACCGTGAGTCTCGCAAACAGCGTGACAAGCAGTACGAAGAAGGCATCCGCCGCACTGGCATGGGCAACGACGCCCCCGGTGGCGCGACGTTCCAAGGCGCCAGCAAGGTGGTGCACCCCATCATGGCAGAAGCCTGCGTTGACTTTGCGGCTAACGCGTCCAAAGAGTTGTTGCCTGCTGACGGCTTGGTGCGTACGTACATCAAGGGCAAAGCCAACCAAGATAGAATTGACACGGCACAGCGTAAAGCCAACTTCCTGAACTGGCAGTTGACTGAGCAGATTGAAGAGTACCGTGACGAGATGGAGCAGTTGTTCACACAGCTTCCCCTTGGCGGCTCACAGTACCTCAAGTGGCGCTTTGACAAGGACCTCAACCGCCCAGTGCCCGAGTGGATCCCGATTGACAACGTGCTGTTGCCGTTTGCGTCTACCAATTTTTATTCTGCCGCGCGGATCACAGAACAGCAAGACATCACAGAGGACATGTTCAAGCAACGTGTCGAGTCTGGTGAGTACCGTGACATTGAGATCTTTACAGCCGAGTTGAACCCCGACAACCAGACCAAGTCTGAGAAGGCGAACAACAAGATCGAGGGCAAGGAAGAGCCAACGAAGAACGTGGACGGTTTGCGCCGTGTGTACGAGATCACAACGTTCCTGCGTTTGGAAGACGACCCACTGACAGAAGGTAAGCGCGCACCGTACATCATGACGGTGGACGAGATCACAGGCAAGGTGGTTGGTCTGTACCGTAACTGGCAGTCAGGCGACACACGCATGCGCAAGCTCGACTGGATGATCGAGTACAAGTTTATTCCTTGGCGCGGTGCTTATGCTATCGGCATGCCACACCTTATTGGTGGCCTCTCAGCGGCCTTGACTGGTTCACTGCGCGCCCTGATGGACGCGGCGCACGTGAACAACAGCCAGACCATGCTCAAACTCAAGGGCGGTCGTATTGGTGGACAGTCTGACCGCATTGAGCCAACTCAGGTCGTTGAGATCGAGGGTTCGCCCGGTGTGGACGACGTGCGCAAGTTGGCAATGCCACTGCCGTTCAACCCGCCGTCCTCTGTCCTGTACAACCTGTTAGGCTGGCTCACTGACGCCGCTAAAGGTGTTGTGAAGACAAGCGAGGGCCGTATTGCTGACATGAACAGCAACGCCCCCGTTGGCACAACACAGGCCATGATCGAGCAAGGCTCGAAGGTGTTCTCCAGCATTCACGCCCGCCTGCACCGCAGTCAGGCCAAGAGCTTGCAGGTTCTGTCTCGTCTGAACTGCTGGTACTTGGAAGACATGGACAACCAGTCCGGCGCTGAGATCGCGGTAGAAGACTTTGAGGACAACTCAGACGTCAGCCCAATCTCTGACCCTAACATCTTCAGCGAAACACAGCGTCTTACACAGGCGCAGTTGGTGTTGCAGTTGGCAGAGAAGGCGCCGCAGATGTACGACGTGCGCGAGGCGCACATGCGCGTGATGAAGCTGATGAAGGTGCCTGACATTGACAAGGTCATGCCAAACCCCAAAGGCTCGACAGAGAGCAACCCCGCGCTAGAGAACGTTCAGATGACAATGGGCCACGCGGCGGCCGCGTTCCCAGACCAGAGCCACATCGACCACTTGAAGGTGCACTTGGCTTACATGATGGACCCAGCGTACGGTGGCAACCCACTCATTGGCCCCGGCGTGACGCCTTTGATGTTGGAGCACATCAAGCAACACCTGACACTGCACTACCTGCAGTCAATGCGCAACTACGTGTCTCATGCCGCTGGTGGTGAGGACGCGTTCAAGTTGAACGAAGAGCGCAAGCTGGACCAAGCCGCCCAAGAGGCGCTGGCCATGGCGGCCCAGTTGGTCAATCAGGACGCAACCAAGACGTTCGAGGGCATCAACCCGATCATCCAGCAGTTGGTGCAACAGATGCAACAGTCCAAACAGAACCAGATGCAGTCCGCGGCGATGGCAGACCCCACGTCACAGGCACTCATCCAGACTCAGATGGCAGAGACAAAGCGCAAGACAGAAGAGGCGCAGGCCAAGTTCCAACTGGAGCGCGAGAAGATGGAAGCCGAGATGGCGGACAAGGTGCGCGACATGCAGGCCAAGCTGGCAGAGATCCAAGCCAAGCTGGGACTACAGCAACAGTTGGCCGATCAGGACAACGCGGCCAAGGTGGCTATTGCGGACATCAACAACGCCTCCAAAGAGCGCGTGGCAATGATCGCGGCAGACCAAGCACTGAGCGCGCAACAGGTTCAACAGCAACACTCACAAGAGATGACTGCGTTGGAGGCAGAGCGCCAAGCGTACGCAGACCTGCGTAAGCATGGACTGGATCAAGCGCAAGCAGAAGAGCAACGTGCACACGATGCGGCGATGCAAGCACAACAGCAGTTAATGCAACAACAACAAACCCCAACAGGAGAACAATAATGGCAACATCAAACGACAACATGGGTTTTCGTAAAAGCTACATGATCACAGGCAAGCCCGGCTACGCTGGCGGCCCCGGGTCACCTGTAGAAAAAGGCCCATCTGGCTCTAAGCAAGCACCCAAGGCACCTCTGTACCAAGTGCCCCCAGTGAACAGCAAGGGCCTTAAAAAATAATGTAGGGCGGAAGTACACACAATTGTGTGTACTTAGTTATAAGGAGGGTTTTTGATGAAAGACCCGTTGTACGAATCGATCTTCAAGATCAAAGAGGCGGTCGAGTTTTTGCAAGGCGCCGTTTTGAATGGAGTCGAAAGCTGGGACAAATACAACCAGCTAGTAGGAAGAGGCCAAGGTCTGAAAGAGGCTTTGGATATTATCAACAGTGTCCTGAAAGAGGACGAGGAATCTGAATGACTGAGAGTAAATATCAGGTCGACGGCCGGAGCGAATCCGACTGTTTCCCGGTTGTTGATCCGGGTGTGAAGCTGAAAGGCAACCGAATCATCGTTCAATTGCGAAAAGCCAAGGACGTTTCAAAGGGCGGCATCATTTTAGTTAATGATACAAAAGCCACAGAGAAATGGAACGAGGTAATTGCAAAGGTCGTTGGTGTAGGTCCACTGGCTTATAAAGATCTTAACACTTTGCAACCATGGCCAGAAGGCCCTTGGGCAGAGCCGGGAGATCTAGTTCGCGTGATCAAGTACGGTGGCGACCGCTGGGCGGTACCGCACGGTGACGGCGAGGTAGTGTTTATCATTTTGCAGGACCGTGAGGTCATTTGTGCAATTGATAGTTTTGAAACAGCGAGGACCATGTTCCCCGCATTTGTTGAATAAGGGATTTCGTTATGAAATCAGTGCAAAAAGCTGAGATGCAGTCCGGCGAGGACATTGCAATTAAAGAGCGTGATGATGGCACCGTGTTAGCGGCCATGGAAGATCACAAAGACCCTTTCGAGGGTGAAGAAGAGAACAAAGAAGCCGACGACAATAAAGACGACGACGACGCAGAAGGTTTTGCTGAAGGTGGCGAGACTAATGATGCGGACGAAACGGATGAAGATAGAGAGGCCCTGCGAGCCGCGCGTCGAGAAGAGCGCCGCCTGAAGAAGGACCTCACTAAGCAACGCGAGGCAAGTGCAAAGCATAAGATCAGTGCACTGGAACGCCGCAACGAGACCCTTGAGCGCCGACTGGCCCAAGTGGAAAACGCCGCAGTAGGATTCCAGTTTGCTCAGATCGACCGCTTGTTAGAGGACGAGACAACGCGCGTTGAGTATGCGAAGATGAAGGCAACGCAGGCCGCGCAGGCGGGCAACGTGGCCGAGCAGATGGAATACATGGAGCAGTTCTACAACGCCAAGAACAAGTTGGCGCAGGTTCAACTGCTCAAACAGAAACAGTTGGAAGAGGCCAAACAGCCCCGTAACAACGTACCGAGTCCGGTCACTGAGGTTGTTCAGCAAAACGCCACAGAATGGCTGAACTCAAACCGTTGGTATGACCCCAGCGGTAAGGATACGGACAGCCGCATTGCCAAGGTGATTGACAATGCACTGGCCAGTGAAGGTTGGGACCCAGCAGACCCAGAGTACTGGGACGAGCTGGACAATCGATTGAAAGAACGTTTACCTCATCGGTATACGAGCAAAGTAAGCAGTGGTAGCGGCAACGACCGTAACCGCCGCGGAGGCACATCAAGTGGCCGCACAGACGTGAGTGGTAGCGCAATCGCTAAGAACACATTCACACTGAGCCGCGAACGTGTGCAGGCGCTTAAAGACGCTGGTATGTGGGACGACCCATCCAAGCGAGCCAAAGCGATCCGCAACTACGCTGAGTTTGACCGTAAGAACCGAGTAACGAAATAAGGGGTAAATGATGGCTAACAATCGAATTACACGAGATTTAGACGACCGTCTGCAAGGACGTGTTGATGAACTGAAGGCGAGGAACGAAGTGTCTTCGCCAGATGAAGCAGTGAGGCGTGAAAGGCTGGAGGCTTTTCGGGACAAATGGTCCAACAACGCACTGCCGGACGTGCCGGGTGGGTTATTGCCCGGTATGCACCTCTGCTGGCTGTCAACGACAAACCAGTATGATTCAATCGACAAACGCATCGCGTTGGGTTATGAGCCAGTGAAAGCCGCTGAATTAGGAAAAGGCTTTGAACACTTAGGCAAGATGAGCTCGGGCAAGTTTGAAGGTTGTATATCTTGTAATGAGATGATCTTATTCAAGATCCCGGATGACATTTATCAGGAAGTGGCAAAAATGCTTCACCACGATGATCCTTTGGAACACCAGCGCAATATTACTGCGACGGTGCGTTCACAGGCTGAAGGTGGTAAGGGTGGACGCTCTATTCTGGAAGGTGGCCTCTTGGAGATGGAAAAAGATGCACACAGAGCCGCAAACCATTTGCGGTTTAATTAACAACTTTAAGGAACCAAAACAATGAGCGCAACTTATGCTCCTTTTGGCCTGAAGCCCGTATATCATCCTAGCGGCATTATCCGTTCGTTGAATTTCACCGGTGCCTATGACACCAGTGCAGTATTCTACAGCGGTACCCCTGTCTCTCTCGATGAAGCAACGACTGCAGGCGTATCTACTCTCGTAGTAGCAAGCAACACACCCACAGCAAACAAGCGTTTGGCTGGCGTGTTTGCCGGTGTTGAATACACCGACGCATCTGGCCGCCGCACGGTCAGCAAATGGTTTGGCCCAGCTTTGGGTACAGCCACCGACGTCGTGATGTGGATTTTCATGGACCCCGAAATTGTGTATGAAGTTCAAGCCAACGGCTCGATCGCCAACACACAAGTCGGCCAAGAATTCAACTTCACAGCAGTGACATCTGGTCAAATCATCGGCAACGGTGGTCTGGGCACCTCAACTGCCGCGTTGGATCCTACAGCAGTAGCTGTCGGCACACAAGCACAAATGCAAGTCACAGGTCTCGGCCGTGAAATCAATAATGCTTGGGGTGATACAGCAACAGTTGTGCAAGTCAAGCTCGCTAACGACGTGTTCGTTGCCGCTAACGTAGAATAACTAAAGAAAGGAAGTAGCACATGGCAACCCCAATGCGCAGTACGGACTTTAGAGCGGTAGTCGAACCTATCCTCAATGAAGTCTTTGATGGTGTATACCAACAACGTGATGACGAGTGGAAGGGTTTCGTAACCCAGATCACCGGCATTCCCCGTAACTATCACGAAGAAGTGATGTTGTTCGGCATGAACACAGCCCCTGAGATGCCTGACGGTACACCCGTCTCGTATGATCAAGGTGGTACTTTGTTCATCACCCGCTTCATCTACAAGATCTATGGTTTGGCATACGCCATGACCAAAGTCTTGATGGAAGACGGCGATCACATCCGTATCGGCTCGACTTTCTCGAAGCACTTGGCTCAGTCCATGATCGAGACAAAAGAGACTTTGTGTGCTAACTTGTTGAACTTTGCGTTCACTGCCGGCTATGTCGGTGGCGACGGTAAAACATTGATCGCAAGCGACCACCCAATCTCCCAAGGTCGTACCTTCAGCAACCAGTTGTCTACAGCGGCATCTTTGTCTCAAACTTCTGTTGAACAGATGTTGATTCAGATCCGTTCTGCAGTGGACAACAACGGTAAGCGTATTCGCCTGAAAGCGGAGCAACTCGTGGTACCTCCTGCCTTGGAATTCCAAGCAGAAGTTATCTTGAAGTCTGTCCTGCGTTCCGGTGGCGCTGACAACGATTTGAACCCTATCAAGTCCACTGGCATGTTGCCAAACGGCGCCCACGTGGTGACTCGTTTGTCTTCAAGCAAGGCTTGGTTTGTTCAAACCGACGCTGAGAATGGCTTGATGTTGGTGATGCGTCGCCCACTCGAGCGTTCTAGTGAAGGGGACTTTGAAACAGATTCCATGCGTTATAAAGCCTCTGAGCGTTATGCTACAGGATGGCATGATCCAAGGAATATGTATGGCACCATCGGCTTGTAAAAGTCGATAAACTAAGTGTAAAGAAACTTAGTACTGAACGCCTCTCCTGAAAAGGAGGGGCGTTTTTCTTTGTGGAAGTGTGTTATTATGTATAAGAGGGAAAAGGTTTAGCGGCCCTGTTTGTGCTTGTATCACAAACTACCTCATCTTTTAGTCATACAAGGACACATCAATGGCACCGCCAAAACTATCTGAAGAAGAGCGCATTCGTCGCCGCAAAGAATCTGTTAAAAAATCAGACTTGAAAAACAAAGCACGTATTAAAGCTTGGCGTGAAGCCAATAAAAAGCTGTTAAAAGAATACGCCAAAAATCACTACCAAGAAAATAAAGAAGAATATATTGAAAAAGCCAAGTCATGGCAATCAGAAAACAAAGACAAACGTAAACAAATCCTTTCTAAACATAAGAGGGAAAATAGGGCTAAACATACAGCAGACACAGCCAAGTACCGTGCTGATAAGGACAAGCGAACACCAAACTGGTTGACTGAGTTTGACCACATACACATCAAGGCGCTGTATCAACTAGCCGCCATGCGCACCCGCGAATCGGGGTTTCCTTGGCATGTAGACCATGTTATCCCCTTGAGGGGTAAGAACGTCTCAGGGTTGCACACACCAAGCAATATGCGCGTTATTCCGGGGGAGGAGAACGAGCGCAAGAATAACGCGTACACTGTGGAATAAGGGCGTATAAAGGCTTCAATATGGGTAATTATCTATAGGAGCCTTCATCAGCACTGACCCGTATGGCTCACGGGCGGACGCCATAGAGACAGTGCTGTAATCTTTCTATGGAAAGTAAATCAAAATGTCAGTAACTTTTAACACCCCCATCCGCGTTTTCAAGCGCAACAACCCCACAAACGACGGCACAATCGCCCCTGATAACACAGGCGCAGTTCAGTGTGCTCAACAGGACTACATTGCTCCTATCACAGCAACACGCACCGCCGGTGTGATCCCTGTTTTTGCTGTTGGCACAACCACAGCGGCCCCCGCTGTGATCCCCGCTGGCGCAATTGTTAACCACATTTTCTTCCTGCAGACTTCAGCGCCTTCCGCGTTGACAGGCGGCGTGATCACTGTGAACATTGCAGGCGTTGACGTTGGTACGATCACCCCCACAACCACTGGCGGCCGTATTGGTATCGCGTTCACTAACTCTGCCGCTGTGGCCACAGTGTTGAACAACGTTGGTACAACAGACGCTACTGTGACGTTCACTGCAACAGCTATTACAGCTATTACAGGTACTTTGGCCGGCACGTTTGACATCCAGTACACATCACGTAACCCTGACGGTTCTATCACGGCCTACGGTGCTGGCTACACTAACAACTAAGGACTGACATGCGTCAAGTAACAGTTGGAGCGGACGTCCTCGTCCCGATCGACCAGTACATTGCGCCGGTCAACGTTTCTTACGTTGCCACCGGCGGTGGTACCGTTCAGATCTCTTACACAGACCCATTCCCATTGAACGCGCAGGGGTACCCAGTACCCACGCCGCCAGTGATGACTTGGGTTGCGGCGCCAGCCAGCCCTATCGTGAACCAGCCCTTCCGGGCTATTCAGGTAACTGGCGGCACTAATCCTACGCTTACTGTAATTCAAGCCGGGGTTCGATAATGGGTAACGCCTTTTACGGCGGCCTTTATTGCGATACGCGCGGGCAGACTGTTCTGTCCGTCGCGGTATGCGACCGATGTAGCCGCAAACTACCGTACACCATGCTCCGAGAGGACCCAAACTCTCCGGGGCTAATGGTGTGCCCTGACGACATAGATCAGTTTGATCCATGGCGCCTTGCGGCTATTCAAACAGAGAATATTACACTCAGGCACCCGAGGCCTGATGTGTCCGTTGCCATTCCCGGCAAGGGCAAGCCCATTCCTAACGCACCCAACATCGCCACGCTCAACGAGGGCCCCAACATGGTGGGTACTGGTTTTGGAGCCGCGTTCACGCCTGCGGAGTACGGTAATGAGTCTGAAGAGCCTACACCGGGCGATATTAAGAAGACCTAAAACATGGCCGATATAAGCATCCTTCAACTACCACCCACGGACTATGTACAGGCCGAGGATGTGACCGTTGTTGTCCAGCAGGGCATCACAAAGAAGGTGGCCGCGTCGGTATTTCAAGGCGGCGTTACGGGACCCACAGGACCCGCTGGACCGCAGGGCCCCGCTGGGTTGCAGGGACCCCAAGGTGATCCCGGACCACAGGGCAACGTTGGACCCGCGGGTCAAGAGGGACCACAGGGTCCAGCAGGCCAGACCGGACCGCAGGGACCACAGGGCAACACAGGCGACCGCGGGGTGCCGGGACCCACAGGGCCTCAGGGACCTCAGGGCATACAGGGCAATGTCGGACCAGAGGGACCACAGGGGCCTCAAGGCATACCCGGACCCACAGGCGCGGGTGTACCCACAGGCGGTACGTCAGGTCAGGCGCTGGTCAAACTCAGCAACGTAGACTACGCAACAACGTGGCAGACATACGGGTCTGCGGCATTGCTCAACGCGGGTGTTCCATTTGGTGCGGCCACACTGGACTCAGGTGGCACGGTGCCGCTGTCACAACTGCCTGCGTCAATTCAGGGCGGCGTGAGCTATCAGGGCACGTGGAACGCGGCGACTAACGTGCCGGCCATCGTGTCGAGCGTTGGCACAAAGGGCTACTACTACGTGGTGTCTGTGGCGGGTAGCACGAACATCAACGGCATTGCAGACTGGGTGGTGGGTGACTGGATCATCTTCAACGGTTCTGTGTGGCAGAAAATTGACAACACCGACGCCGTGACGTCGGTGAACGGGTTCACGGGCACTGTGGTGCTCACAGCCGCGGACATTGGCGGCCTTGGCACTATTGCCACACAGAACGCCAACAACGTGTCCATCACCGGCGGGGTGATTGAAGGCACAGTCATAGGAGGCACAACCCCTGCGGCTGGTACGTTTACTACGCTTACTGGTGGTGGCGGTTCAGCAAATTACTTTCAAACACAAGGTTCAGCAACTACTAAGGCTGTTGAGGTAAAGGCACTTGGTAGTGATTCAAATATTGCATTTGTTATTGACTCCAAAGGAACAGGAGCAATAGACCTAGCCGCTGGTAGTTCAGGGGTGAATATCTCTAATGGTGGTACTGTTACTGCGATTACTAACACGGGTGCTGGTACATATACATCTTTTCCAACTGTTGCTA